CCCCTGTGCGCGGTTACCCGCCCACAGCACTTTACACATTACGGCGCCACACTGGTCTAGCCCCCGGAGCGGTCTGCACCACCATTCCGAACCGGAGAAGAGACAGGTTAGCCGTCACGGCTGGCTGGTTTGGATACGGGCGACCGCAGGACCTAGCCCAGGCGATCTTGACATGCGTATCAGTCAGCTTCCGCGGAGATTTAGCACGGAACCACTCGTCATTGAAGACTTTGTGCTTGTGGTATATGCCACCGCCGTATCCCGCCATTGCCTCGTTGATCATAATCGAGACGGCGTTGCACCCTATCTTTGTCCCGGAGGGGACATAGGTTGCCCTGTCAAGGCACCACCCGAGGTAATCGGTGTGGTACTTCGCCGTGTCCATGTCAAAGGGCGGGAAGTGGGTTAGGTAGCTCACCCGCTGAGCCTGCAGATACACATTAGTGCGTTGCCTCCTTGGGAGCAACGCCAGCCTAACTGCATCCGAAACAGGCCTTGCCGGGAGTCCATGCGGATAGTGGAACGACAGGAAGGGGAGAGACGTCTCGGCAGACTCGGTACACATCGGTCCCTCCTTGACCGCCGACCGCTTTACCACAAACCCCCATCGACGATTGGCGAGGCCAATGAAGACGGAGGAGTGTGGTGCCGGGACACCCCACCCTTGCACGAAGTCGTCCCCGTACACCGTTCGCTTATTCTGCCTAACCTCCTTCCCCTTGCAGAACTGCCCCTCGAGGTCAACTAGCACAAGCCAGTTGACGATTGAGTCGAGGAGCGACGTGAACGGGCTTCCGGATGGAACCCCTTGGGTGACCGTGTAATAGTACCCCTCGGGTGTGACCACCTGCTTGACTATGGTGTGGGACATGAAGCGCAGGAACAGGTTATCAAGCTGTTCTGGATCCCCGTCATAGAAGCAGGCGCGTATCACCCCAAACGCCACAACCAACATGTCTTCCCGGACTCGACTGTCGAACGCTGACCAGTCGTAAGCCTTACAGTGGGAGAATTTCTTGAACTTGTTGACCAACCTAGAGAACCCCTCGTTCGTCATCTCCATTCCGATCGCGATGTCCCCCTGCACAGCCTGTACCATCTTTGTGAATGGTTGGGAAAAGGCTGATTCCAGCAGGGTTGACGGCGTTTCGGGCATGAGCACAAGACGAGACTTGAGTTCCTTCCCAGGTTCGACGTGGTGATTAGGCTTCTCGCGACCCCCGCATGCCCACAGTGACAGGTCTGGGGTGAACCCCCCACGCGCGTCATCGAACTGCTGTTTTGCTATCTCAGCCGATGCGCGGAATACCTGCCCTCTGTTCTTTCCAATGCGAGAGGAAACCACACCAGGGTACGCCACAGGGTTAACCAGCACCTCGTCTATGGCATGACGACGAGGCGCCGGGATCTGTCGTAGCCTCAGATCCTCACCAGCGCGGGACACTGACTGGATCAGGTCTCCCACGTGTCCAACCCCAACGTTCTGGGACGCCATGTTCTCGAGGTTTGAGCGGTTGGTGGGCCAAGCCGCACCAACATTGACATCGCACGGGCCGATGTGTTCGAGAAGCTCGGGCGCTTCCTTGGACAGCCACTCCAACGGTACAGTAGGCGGGACTACGAATTTCTGAGGGCGGGACCCCCCAGCAATTTCTAGTCTCCCCCGCAGCGCACACACCCGGGACGGAGCTACGGGTGCCTGTACACCTAAGTCCTCGCGGTATGTCGCTGCTGACTGTGCCCCTTCCCTTCGGGTCGGAGCGGGCCGTTGGATAATTTCTTCGACGGGGTACGGGGCTGACGCGCGCCACTTAGTATAAGTGGCTCCCTCGCGTTCCTTATGCACCTGTTCCCTCCTCAGCAATCCAGCCAGGGCAAGAGCGTCTAGCTCTTGCCGGGACTCGATGCCCATTGAATTGAACATACGTTGGCGAGCCAGCGCCTGCGCACGATCTAGGGCGTTTGCTGAGGGGTCCTGGAGTGCATTCCCGCAGTCGCGGAGTCTCCCTCGAATATACCAGTTTGCAAGCTTCTCTTTCTCAGCGACGGGAAGTGAGATAACTCGCAAGAATTGACCAGAGAAATCGTGGGTATCCCGATACCGTACTGACCAGAAGATATGTTTCTGTCCGGCAAGATGTTGGTCAGGGTGATCGATGAAGATCCCAGCGAAGGCTTGTGCGCGAACTTTTCCCCATTTCTTGACCATCCTGCGCACGGTGGATGTTAGGAGGCTATTGGACATGTGTCGATCACCGGGACGCCACTTCGGTGATCCTCCCCCTAGAGAAGGCTTAAAAGGGAGCCTTCCCGTCACGGGCCAGCTTGACCCACCCCTTACGGGCGGCCGCCAACTCCGCCTTCAACTGCGCCTCCCGCGCCTCCGCCCCCTCTCTACCCTCAATCCTGGCCTGGGCGGCCAGCGGGAGCTGCTCATACCCGCCCTCCACGGCGAGCACGAGGGGTGATGCGTGGGCCGCTAGGCCCAACGTGATCTCGGCGTTGATCGCCGCACACGCATCCTTATACGTCTGGGCCGCAGCCGCAAGACGCTCCTGGCCCGCCGAGCGGACCCCCGTTCTGGCCGTCCTGGCCACCTCTACCCCCTTCCACTCATCCGGCGTGAGGCCGGCCTCCTTCCACTGCGCGGGAAGGGAACTTTGCGCGGCTATGCCCGCGCGGTACTCGGCGTACCACCCCCGCACATGGGGGGAGCCGAGGATCTTGACGATGACCTCATGCTTGAGGGCCATCTTGAAGTTGGCGTTAAACGCCGCGGTGAGTGCTGCATCGGCAGCGGCTTGTGTTGCAGACATGGTGGTGTGCAACGAGGACTATCTGTG